TCTCTATTTTGCCTTCAAATAGTCCCTGCACATCTGTAAGACCAGAGCGCATGATTTCTTTGATGTCTTCGTAGAATAGGTCTACTGGAATGTCTTCCGTACCGATACTTACTGTAATGCTCATAAATCCGTCAGTGAGTTGTTCGATAGCTGTTTCTAGGTGACGAAGTGCTGCTCCATCACGGGTGGCCTCTACGGCACTGAACATTTCGATAGCCGCAGGGGTTTTACCTTGTGAGGGATTCAAGGTTTCGGCTCCAGGAGATGAAGCATTCTGCGTACCGTAGAGGGACAAAAGTGAACCTGTAAGGTTAGATTGTGCTGCCTGATAAGTCGCTAGTCCAGCGGTGTTAGTAGGCATAGGACGGATAGAGTCCTTAATTGTTTCCATTAGGACTGGGTTTGGCTTGGTAACGTCTAGGGTGTGTTTAACAACTCCGTTAGCGTTAACGATAATTCCAGGTGCCAAGTTCCTTTTAAGGTTAGCAAAGTAGAAGTTGGTAAGACCATCACGAGCGAACTGAAGTGGTTTGGCTCGTTGGAAGTCACCAAGACCGTAGAATGAGTCAAATAGGGGTTGCGTGTACTGAACTACGAAAGGAATGCGTCCGTTCTTGTGTGGGTTGTCGAGTTCACGTACCTTTATATGTCCGTTTTCTGGGGCAAATGTAACCCATTTACCTTCTGGGCCAGACTCGTAACGAGTAGCCATACAGATACCTTTTTTAGAACCACCAGGTACACGGTCACGTTCTATAAAGCTGTCTTGGCTTGAGTCATTACCTGAAGTCTTGGTGTCGGCTCTGGACACTAGTTCCCGTAGAGCATCCCTGTCCCAACCATCACCTTCGATTTTATTTTCTAGTATGTCCTCTAGTTTCTTTTTAGAAATCCAAGTAAGGGCTGTGACGTATTCCATGTCTTCTATAGACACTCGCCCCTGTTGTGGGATTAGGTTACGAGGATTCCACAACCAACAGTCTGGGCCTATGTAGCCCGTATTGGAAGTAGTCCAGTCGTAAAACATCGGCATATAACCATAAACTGAGGAATAAAACTGCCATAGATTAAGCTTTTCTATGAATGGACGCTGTGCGTTAGCATTAGGGTACATCCATTTCTGTCTAAGGATGTCCATAAAGGCGGCTTTTCCTACGTCAGCCTTACCTACAGATTGGGTTTCGCCTTCTGGGAGTTTAGCGACTACACGGTCAGCCCTATCTCGTGAAAGAGTCGTAGCGTAACTGTCTGTAATCTTACTTCCGTCTGTTTTGTTACTTACTGTATCGTACACAGTTCCTACAAGCATTGCTTCGTAGGCATCAAAGGACTGTATATATTGGCGGTGGATGCTCCAGTCACTCTCGTAATCGGCCTTATATTCAAATTCGAAGTCAGCAGAGTCTTTTTTTTCTTCAGAGGCATTTTCGTATTTTGTTTTCATTTTTATTCCTATTAGATAAGCTTAGTATACTACAAAAGTCCATAAACATTAGTATGCTTGTCCATGTCAAACTCTAAAGGTTTTTCGTCTTTAACTATCCCGAATTTAAGGTGTAAAAATAGGTAGCGGGCTGCATCTGGGCCGTGGTCGTCTACCTTCACTGGTATGTCGGAGGCATTACGCTCTGGCTTTTCTTCTGGGAAGTGGTAAGACTCCATTTCGAACGTAAAGTGGTTACAATTAGTACCTATATATAATGACGGTTTTGGAAGGCCTACTAGTTGCATGCGTGGTTTGAGCTTTTCTGTAACCAAACCAATACCTGTAGCGTATCCTTTTTCGTCATTGGCCTTATTTATGCCTACTACGGGGTAATCACGTCCCATAACCTCTACCGCATCCCTGTTGGCAGAGTCAGCTACTATTAGGACAAGACGTTTATCGCCTACTACGGCCTTAATTCTAGGCAGAATATTGTCAAGGGTTTCCTCTTTACCGTAAACTTCGTCTATTAGATACCATGTTTGGTCTTTGTCAACTCCAAATAGTAAAAATGCGGTAGTATGAAAGCCAAAGTCGATTGCTCCGTAATAAGTGAGTTCTAATGGGATGTCTGAAGGCTTAATAAGGTGTACTTTTCGGTCAAACATAGGATAAACTGCACCCTGTACAGCCCTAAACTCTAGTTCGTATTCTTGCATAAAGCCACTTAACATCCCACGTTTCTCGGCTTCGGCTCGTACATTTGCCATAAATTCCTTAGAAACATAGGGGGAGTCACGCCATGTAGCCTCTTGGTAGAACCATTTATCGTCTTCCTTAGCGTATTGAATTAAATCGTAGAAGTGGTTGTAGCCCCTAGGGGTACCCATGAATATAATCCAACCGTTCGTGGTACTAAACATCGGTTCGTAGACTACTTTAAAGTTATCTGGGTCTTGGTCGGCATATTCGTCGAATATCATACCATTGGCCCTAAAGCCACGGTGAGTGTCGGCTTGGTCACTCCCTAATAATTGGATAGTGGAACGAGGCTTGGTGGTGTCGTGATTTACCATTACTACCTCTCCAGAGGGGAGTGTAACAGGGGTATCTGCTAAGTAATTAAGTTCAATTAAAAGGTCTTGTTCGTTCTTCTTATATATAAGTTCTTTAGGAATAAGCGGAACATACTGCCTCCACACGACCTCGTGGGCTTGTTTATATGTTTTAAACACCACAAAGTACCTTCCTTGCTCTAAAACAGCAGAAATCCATGCATGCTGGGTGGCGAAGTAAGTTTTCCCAGATTGACGGCCCATTAGGAGTACTCCCCTTTTGAAACCGTCAACCATGAAAGCCTTATGAGCATTTGCCTGTTTTTTTGAGGCAATGTATCCCATTACACCATCTTTTTAGTAAGCTTGTCGAAGTCTATAGAGCTAGCGTCTAGTGAGCTTTTAGTGAAGACTTGTACAAGTTGTCCACCGATGACTTCCTCTCGTATCTTGGTAGCCTGTATTTCGGATTTAGGCCAGAAGACACCAAAGAGCCAGTCCCTTGCACGGATGTAACGCATCTCGTTTAAGAAGACTTTTTCGTCAGATTTGTCGATGTCTAGGTTATTTTCCCTAGCTAGGATTAGTGCAGCTTGGGGGTCTTCTTTAAAGATGTACCTTCGGGCAATGTACCTTTTTGGGGTTTGTTCGCCCTGTTCATCTAATACAATTCTGTTTAATTGGATTGTAAAGTTAGGTTCCTTCATGTTTATGCCAGTCTTAGTTTCGTAGTTTGTCACAGACACAACATAATCAAGTTCATAGTTGTGATTAAAGGCTATAGATTGGAGCCTATTTTCTGCTTTAAGACGGGGGGTAGGGTCTGGATAGTTAGTTGGGTCTACTAGGTATTTTTCTACTTCACCTAATAAGCGTCCACCGCCGATGCTAGTATTACTTACGGGACCAGCCTGGGGGGTTTGACCATTTAAAAATGCCGCTCGTAGGAGGGCATTAGTTTCCATCACTTCATTTATTTGCCGTTGCATATCTGCCATGGTAGGGCCATCAGATACTTCTTGTGGCTCTACTGTTGGCTCTACTGGTGAAACTACTGGTGAAACTACTGGTGAAACACTTGCGATTTGTTCCGTTTCTTTTGCAGCTCTACTTGCACGCATCTTATCTCCGAAGGCTTTACGTTCTTCGTCTGTCCATTCTTTTGGCATTGGTTTCTCCACATTAATTGTTAAAACTATTTATTAAGTGTGTTTATTTTCCTATATAATAGCACATTGTTGTAAAATTATAATTATGCTAAACTATAGTGGATTTCGCAGCCACTTAAACATAGTGGAACTCCCTGTGAAATAGCACTTTCGCATAGATGCATCGCATCACATCAATAACTCTTTGTTAACGCATCGTTAACTCTTAGCAAAAGCTTAGGCTTCAGAACACAAAAAGAGCCCCATAGATTAGTAAGGCAAATAGCCTATCTATCTCGCAAGGGGTTCTTTTTTATATTTGTGAGTCGGTCAAGGACTTCTGTCTTATAAAGGGGGTCTTAATCTCCTCTTCCTTTACAAACGTCACACTCACTGAGGCGGGGGCGTTACAGACGGGGCATAGCTCCTTCCAACACTTGTACCAGTAGGAAGTATGGGGCTTCACAGGACAACCTTCTTCATGGGGGGTAAGGTCGGTTTCTATTTTCATTAGTTTTTTCACGCGTAT